TTGTTATTAGCTAATACATTCTTAATAGCTTCTTCTTCAGCAATCTCAACAGCTTCTTTATAGGAAAATTGCATGTGTAATTCTGCTTCTTCAATAGTCTCTGGTAATTCCTCTGGTGGTACGTTTGAATTAAAAAAATTTCCACCAAATGTAGCATTAGCTTCTTCAATGTTTTTACGGTTAACTACGTCCATCATTAATCGCTCTGCGTAGTCTGTTTTCTTTTTAATAGATTCAGGATCTTGTGCAATAGCTTTAATGTCGTAAGTCTTTTCAGATATACCATTAACTACAATGTCTACAAATTTAGGTATAACCGGAACTGGTTTCCAATCTAAATTAAGGTAAGATAAATCACCATTAATAGCTAATTCGTCTTTATACTTTTGAATAGATTGCTCTCCTCTTGCGTATAATCTTAATTGGTGATAATTATTAAAACCCGTTTGAAAACGATTTTGCCTAGTCCTACCTTGATCAAACCATTCTTGTTCAATCGCTCTGGAAACCTGTAGTCCGTATTCCTCAGTTGCTTTCTCAGCATCTGGAACTACTTGACTTGGAAAAGCGCTATTAGTATTAGTGTATACCTTCATTTATTACATTATTTTTGAAATAGAACTTCTATTATCGTATTTTTTAAATCCTAAAGTTATTGGTTCTCTATTCACTTGTGCTGTTGGTGAATATAAATTCTTATTGCAAGCCATAATAGCTAAGCCGGAACTAATAGAAGCATCGTGCGCTGTTCTGTTGTTTATATTAAATCTACTCCAGTCATTCAATGTTCTGTTAAAGTACATATCACCATACCCGTGCTCTTTTAACCCTACGTGTGTTGACACATAGCTTTCTATAGCAGCGGCGTGTGCTTGTTTTATGTCTTCACTATTATTAGGTATACCTCCAATTTCTCTTTCCGTTATAGATAGTTTATTCCAAATCTTATCCGGTCTATTCATTGAGTAACCTCTATATCCTCTTCTTTTTAAATAATATAACAATCTTGGTTTATTATTCTCTGCTAATACTGGCATTCCATAAAACACAAGAGCCATAAGTACATCTTCAAAAAATGTTTCAGCAGTTTGAGGTCTTGCGATATATTCCAAGAAGAAATGGTTAGGAGGCACATCGTCCATTGAGAACTTTGTTAAACCGTGTAATGCTCCTTTAGATCCTTTGCCGTCTGTTGTTCCTGATATATCGTAACTATCACAGCCAAATGCTCCACAATGTTCGTTACCCGGATGCTTAATACCGTTCTTTAGTATCATTCTATTTTGCATCTGCAATGGCGGAACCCAGGAAACTATAAAATTACCGTCTTTGTCTGGAACAAATATAACTGTTGTATCTTTAATTCCATCCTTCCACATAAAACGACCCTTTGTTAATACATTAGTATTTCTTAAGTCGTCATTGTAATCTATCTGCTCGTATATTTTTGTTAGATTAAATAAAGATTGCTTAGCTTCATCTCTAAAAGCGTGTTGCTCTGTTCTTGGAAACTGTCTATAATACTCATTTAATCCGTCTTGGTTATCTTTTAATCCATCAACTTCGTTTTGCCAATGCTCAATAACTCCGCTCTCAATTATAAATCCGTCTGGAGTTTTTGTTTCTTCTCTTGGTGTTTCAAATACAGGTGAGCCATAAGCATCAATGAATCCTTCGTAGTTCCATTCCATAGGTATGAATAAACTATATAAGCCCGAGCTAGTCTGTCCGTTGCGGTTTCTTCTTGTGACATCTGAGTCGTAATATAATTTTTTAAAATTGTCTCCTCCTTTGTCTAAAGCATTTGAAGTTGAGCCCATCATACACTTACCAATAATTCTGCTACCTAACCTTAAACAAGTTTTTGTAACACGCCAATTATTAAGTATATTATCAGGTCTCTCCCACTTGCCGCTCTCATCGTGAGCTAACATCTTTAATTTTTCACCATCATAGCTATTATCTCCTGTATTCTTCCAGTCAATAGTAGTATCTAATCCTTCAAGCTCCTCCATTCTATCGTTAGAATCAAGTTTTCTTCTTGTAAGTTTTGATGCTGGCACTCTATATGCTAATTCTGTTTTAGGACGGTCCATACCGTCTTGTATTGGTTTAAAGAAGAAAGGATAGTTAATTGATATTGGTACTACTTTGTCTGTAAACATCTTTTTAGCATCAGCTCCAGATTTAGATAGTATACCAAATCTAGCATCACTTGACATAGTTGCTTGATTAACAAGCTCTGCTGATGACATAAATGAAAACCCGGAACGTCTGTTTTTAAGATAACACATTCCATAACATCTTTGATCTGCTTTGCAAGCTTCCCAAAATATAAAAAACAATCTATTTGATTCTCTAAAATCAGGTTGTCCAACATCAATCTTGCTCCATTGTAAGTAAGTATAATGTGTACCTGTTATATATGTAGGTATTCCTTTGTTATAAAATGAAAAACCTTCTTCTCTTCTTTTAAATTCTTCGTCTATGTAATCATACCATTTCTCTTTAAAATACTCTGGCTTTGCATTCCAATCAGCAACGCTCTTTATTAAGCTTAGCTCTTTAGGATATTCAAATGATTTCCATTCCTGTTCTTTATCAACATCACTTATAGCGTAAGCATCCTCTATTAAAGGTAAAGCTATTTTTAGATTTTGTATTTCATATATCTCGCCGATTTTACCGGTCTTACTGATAATTACAATGTCGTAATCTTTGTTATAGCCATACTCCCACTTTTTGTGTCGATTCTGTTGCTTGATTATATTAGACTTTATATGGTCCGGTAATCTTTTAAGTAGTGTTTGTTCATACATTATTTAGATCTCCCTTCTGCAAATCCTCTAAACGGTTTGCTTGATGCTTCTTTACCTTCGTCGTCAATTAACTTTTGCTCTTCTTGTATTCTATTAAGAATCTCAAAAGCATCGAAAATAGCTAGCTTCTTTGTTGCGGCAGCGTTTTTAAGTCTATCAGCGCTTATGTCATCGCCTGAGTCTACGATCTTTTCTTGTGCTACCTTTATTAATTCCTCAACTGCTTTTTGTCCAGCTCGGATTATATTCAATTTCGTTTCCTTGCTTGTCATATTTAATTACAATATCATTAGATTCCATACAATATAAACGTTTATCGTCTATAAGAAATTCCCATTCGCGTGTTGGTTTGAATCCAACTATATCACCTGGGGTTATTTTAAGTGCTTCTAAAGAGTTATTACCGTATGCGAGTATTCCAATAAGCTCTTGCTCCTTATTGAGCGTTAGATTGCTCTTATTTCTTATTGGTTGAACAAAGCATCTATTATTAAGTGTATTCCAATTACCGTTGTTTTTGTACATATATACTTGATCAATTGAGACAAAGAATAGATCCTCTTTAAATGCTGATCTACTTGTTTTCTTTTTGCCTTTCATATCGTAAAAAGTACGAAACACATTTTGATGTACAACTACAATATCACCTTCTTTTATATTTGTTTTATAAGCTAAAGGAGTTGCTATCACTTCTGCTAATCTATTAACAAATTTAAAATCTTCTATCTTTGTATTTAATACTAAATCTTTGTCTCCAACCTTAACCGTGTTACTATATTTATCACCTAAAGGTTTTACAATAAAGTCAGATAAAGCTTTCATTAGTATTGCAAATCATATTCAACTGATATTGCCATATTAGCGTTAAACTTTTTCCAAGGCAATACTTCCATTTCTTTTTCAATGTATATGTTATACGACCCATCCGCTTCATCAAACAATATATGAGAGATTTTATGCCCTCCGTATACTATTTGTTCCAGAGAATAGTGCATAGCGTCGTTTTTATAATCTGACCCTATACTTATTTTTCTTATAACCGATGACATTATTCTTTGCTTTCCTCGATGAATTCGTATGTGCCGTCTTCTATGTTAATACTTATAGCTCCGTATTGTTCTTCAAGTTCTTTCTTGAATGATTCAACTTCTGCATTTACTGAAGCTAACTTATGTAACAAAGCATGCTTTTGAGCCTCTAAACTTCCAATATTCAAGAATATGTTATTTAATTCTATTTG